CTTCTTTTCACGGGAAACACCGATGTTCACCGCCATGATCCTTGCATGTTGGCTCCACAGTCCCAACGACTGCACACAATTCACCGACAGGCGGGGTCCCTACCTCGACAAGGGCGAGTGTGGTACCCGTGTCGTCGAGATGATAGGCGAAATACGCACGATTACGCCCGGAATGATCATCGTCGGTGCCCAATGCACCATAGTCGCGCAGGAATCCACGTAGATATGAACCTTCTCCCCCAACAAACACCGAAAAAGCGGGAACTCACACCCCAACAGACGCAGTTCCTCGACATTCTCTTCGAAAACGGCGGCAACGTAACTGCCGCAGCCGTAGATGCGGGCTATTCAAAGGGCAGCGCAGTCTGGCTACGCAAAACCCTTGCCGATGAGATCGTAGATCGCACGAAGGATGTCCTATCTATGAACGCCTACAAGGCTGCTACACGCCTCGTAGACACAATTGACAACCCCGCCCCCGAACGCGGTGATGATCTGCGTCTCAAGGCTGCTGAGAGCCTCCTCAATCGCGTAGGAGTGAAGCAGGCGGAGACAATCAACCACAATGTAACTGCAGTACACGGCGTTGTTCTGCTCCCCCCAAAGAAAGAGGTCGTGATCGATGGCACTTGATGAGTACGATAAAACCAGAAAGAAATTTAACGAAAAGTTTCGCAAGATTACGAAGGCAGAGGTTGCAGACTTAACATCTGGTCAACGTAAAATCTACAATGAGATCATTGCAAATGAAAACATTGCTGCTGTTCCGAAGAGCAGTTCTGAAACTATGGGCGGACGTGTGCGTTTGCGTGAGTTTGACTCCGAAACATTCAAGCCTGTCAGGCTAAGAACTATCACATCTGGAAAAGACAGGGCTGCAGGAATACGTCAGACAAGGCGCGATAAAGCAAACGAGTATAGGACAAACCTAGACTTTCCCGGCGCAAGCAAGGGATACTCTACTGAGTTAGGAATGTCCGTGCCCAAGCCTAAGCCACGCACGGCACCCCGTGAGAAGTTAGCCCATGGTGGTTCTGCTTGCAAGGGCCGCTCCGCACAGGGAAGCGCGGAGAAGAACTAGGTGGCAGGACGCCCTAAAAAGGACCCCAACGCACCCAAAGCCACGTACAACCTGTCTACAAAGGAACGTGCCCGACGTGCTGCCCAAAAGAAACTCAACGGAGCGAAGCGTCGTGCAGCCAAGACAACGAAGGCAGCAGAAGATAAACGACGCTACGCCCGCAAACTCGAAGACAAGATAGGTAAAGTGGAGAAGGCCCTTGTTGGCAAGGATACAACAGTCATTGATCAAGGAGATTTGGATGATTTACCTGCAGCCGTTGCGGACTTGGTTGAAGACAGTGAGATCGTATTTCGTCCGAATGAGGGACCACAAGAAGAGTTTCTCAGCGCGGGTGAAAGGGATGTTCTCTATGGTGGTGCAGCCGGGGGCGGTAAATCTTTCGCTCTCTTGGCCGATCCTCTGCGCTTCTGTCACAACGCTAATCATCGTGGGCTTCTACTTAGGCGTACTCTCGACGAACTAACCGAACTGATCGACAAGTCGCGCCAGCTATACACGAAGGCGTTTCCCGGTGCGAAGTTCCGTGAGTCGAAGTCTACGTGGGTTTTTCCCTCCGGCGCAACCATCTGGTTCACCTATCTCGACAAGGACAAGGACGTAACTCGTTTTCAGGGACAGGCATTCAACTGGATTGGTATAGATGAAATTACACAATACCCCACGCCTTATGTGTGGGACTACCTGCGTTCTCGCCTTCGTACTACTGATCCTGAACTCCAGCAACACCTGTACATGCGCTGCACAGCCAACCCCGGAGGAGTGGGTGGTTGGTGGGTCAAGAAAACCTACATCGAAGGAACACCTGAGAATAAGCCTTTTCCTGCCTTCGATATAGAAACGCACAAGCCGTTCCTCTGGCCGAAGGGACACGAGAAGGAGGGTCAGCCTCTCTTCTTCCGCAAGTTCGTCCCTGCCCGCTTGACTGACAATCCGCACCTTATGGCAGACGGCCAATACGAGGCGATGCTCAGATCACTGCCGGAAGTCGAACGCAGGCGTCTCCTCGAAGGCGACTGGGACGTAGCGGAGGGTGCAGCCTTCCCTGAGTTCTCACGAGTCAAGCATGTCGTCGAGCCATTCGAACTTCCGACGAACTGGCCGCGCATTCGTATGGCCGACTACGGATATGCAGCACCCTCATGCGTTCTCTGGGGTGCAATCGACTGGGACAACAATATCTGGATATACAGAGAACTATATCAAAAACACTTGACAGCAGAGGAACTAGCTGGTAGAATACTAGAAGCGGAACAGCTAGACCCGCTACCTCACTACACGGTACTCGACTCGTCCTGCTGGAACAAGACGGGTTTCGGGCCGTCAATTGCAGAAGTGATGATGCGAGAGGGCGTACGATGGACGCCGTCAGATCGCAACCGTATTCAGGGGAAGATGGAGATACACCGCCGCCTAGCTGACGATCCCTACACAGAAGAGCCGCGTCTACGCTTCTTCTCTTCGTGTCAAAACATCGTCAAGCAGATTGCTGGCATACCTCTCTCCAAGACGAACAGCGAAGACGTAGATACGAAGGCAGAGGACCACGCATACGACGCTCTGCGCTACGGAATGATGACACGCATGAGCGGCTACGCTTCTATACACCAGCAACTCAATGCAATCAAGAACCAAGTTCACCAAGTCCAAGACGAAGTATTCGGATACTAGACAATGGCAGACGAACCAACAAGCATAAATAAAAACAAATCTGCTGTAGATATCTTGATAGATAACTTAAAGTTAGACTTAAAAGAAGTACAAAAATTTGACAACATAGACGCTGCATACTTAGGAGGCAAGGCGGGTACATTAGTGCCAGTTCCGAAAAAGTTTACTGCTGAACAGACTATTTCTTTTATGCGAAAGTTTCCCTCTACTTATCCCCTCGCGGATGAGAACGCCTACTTTGGAATTGCAAGCGCATTGACCACAGAGTCCCCAGAGCTATTTGACGTAGCCAGTTTTAATGCCTACGAAGAAAAGTTTGGCATGACTATGGAGATGCAAGAGAAGGGTGCATCTGCATCTAAAAATATAACAACAGCAAAAACATTGAAAGCAGCAAACGTGTCAGACAATGACATTCTAAAAACACTAAGTGCGCCAGACAAATTAAAAGTAGCGCAGTTTGTAACGCTACAGAAAACGCTCTTTCCAGATGGAAACATACCGGCGTATGCAGAAATACGTAAGCGCATTGTCGATGGTACAGCTACAGTGGGCGATGCCTTCATTGCTAAGATGTACAACTTGGGTGTTCCTAACAACCCTCTATTTGAACAGCTAGATGAAACATCAGAGTTTGCAAAAAAGTTTCATAAGGCATTTGGCAAAAAAGTTGTAACAAAAGCTATGACCATGACTGGTCACTCTCAACAAGCTGTTGATCTAGCTAGAGAGGTTGATCTTTCAAGTAATTTCTTAGAGTTGCAGTCGGATGTTCTTGCAGGGACAAGCGACCTTTCACCAAACAAAATTAATAAACTCATCAGCCCACTGTCTAGCTCCTTTCAAAACGTGAAAGTAAATAAGTTAGCTAGCGCGTCAGCCGGTGCTGGAGATAGAAAGCTTTTTAAGGGAGCCATACCTCCTGAAGTTCTTGAGACTGTCCTAAAACAAGTAGCTATCATACGCGAAAAAGAAGGAGCTATAGCTGCGGATGCAGTTCTTGGTTCATTGCTTGGTATGCGAGGTACGGACCTAACTGAAACGCGCACAACTATAGATTTAGCCACACGGACAACGCCCCAACGTCCAGTCTACGATCCTGAAACAGGAACAATTGTAAATCCCGTAGAACCGGGAGAAGCAGGAAAGGGCCTAAAAGGAATTGGAGACGACCGTCCACTTGGTCCTCTTCTTTCAAGAGTTTACCTAGACAGGTATAATGCTGCAGGTCCAACCGGAGAACTGTTTCCGGATATGGACACAAAAAAAATTAATGCTCTAATCAACAAGTATGTAACTCCTGCTCTTTCTGATGACGTAAAAGCAAAAGCAAAAAAAAGAAATGCTTCTGGAAAGTTCTCGCTAGACTACACCGATCTACGACGTATTACTGCATCGTCTATCGCTAACGGCTTGGGTAACACAGAGGCTGCAGATGCAATTCTTGCACACACCGGATCAGAAAAAGAACTTGACGCAAAAATCTTACGTACGTTTTACATCGACGTAGAAGATGTAGGAAAACTAGAACAACGCGGCCTAGTATTTTCAATGTTTGAGAAGATGATGGCTGATGCTCTTGGGGCTGAAAGCGGGGGACAACTTGCTGCATCTCTGGGGTATGACTTTGTTGACTTTGAAGCTGATTATTCCGATCTTGAGTCGAAGATAACTATGGATGCACCAACAGGCACGGACAGTCGTCCGGCGGCTGTGGCTCCAACTGCAGAACAGGCAGAAGTAAATGCAGAGTTATCTGAAAGTAGGGGAAAACTAACCGCTGCAGAATTAGATGCTCAAGCTGCAGCTAAAGAAAGCGAAGCACTAGATAAACGAATAGCAACAGCAGAAAAGAAAGCAGCAGCGCAAGAGGCCGGAGTATTACCGGGAGATAAGCCCGCTGTTAAAAGTGAAGATGTAAAACCAAACGCTGCTGATGATATTTCAGACGAAGTAAAAGGCAAAATGAGTGGGCTAGGACTTGACGATTTCTTTGGATTTACAAAGAAGGGTTTGCTTCCGGCTATACTAGGAGGGGGTGCTGTATACTCCTTTATTGAAGACGCTGGAGCCGTAGTACGAGACGTGGCTATTGAGGGTGCCGCAACGGCAGTTAAACTTGGTCCCAAAGTTGGAGGTGCTTTGCCCATGATATTATCATCATCTCCTGCGTATGCACCCCAGCCAAAGTCAGAACCCATGATGGCCGAAGACCCATATCCGGGACAGGCAGAGTATCCGGCCTTTCGTCAAATGAAGGAAATGGCTACGGAGCCTGCCATTGACGAAAGCGTAAACGATATGGAACGAATGGCACTCGAAGATTCGGGTGGATTTATTACACGAAACAGGGAACCTGAAGTCTCCCCTGCCCCTAAAGAAGGCTTCATTAGGTAAACGGAGATAAACCTATGCCCGACAACAACTACAACTACGGCGCATCATACATTATGAACGCCGACAAGACCAGCGTCGATAAAGACGAAGGCGCAACACAACTCTACCGTGAAGGCTTGGAGTTTGATGGTCGTGTCGTAACTGGCCCGATGATTGAAGCTATGCCCAAGAAGCAAACAAAAGCAACTGTGGAAGCTTCACTGTTTAAAATGGCAGACGAACGCGACTACTAAGGAAGCGACATGGCCGATAATTTCCTAGAGCCGGACGACGAACGTGCGATTCCGATCATAAACCCTGATGAGCAGATGCCCGGACTTGCGGGCCACATCAAGGCTAAGTTTGACGACGCAGAAAACGGACGGTTCTCGTACGAGCAGCGATGGCTGCAGGCGTATAAAAACTTTCGTGGAATCTACGATAGTACGACGCAGTACCGCGACAGCGAGAAGTCTAAGGTGTTCATCAAGATCACCAAGACAAAGGTCCTTGCTGCGTACGGGCAGATTATCGACATTCTGTTTGCCAACAAGAAGTTTCCACTTGTAGTAGAAGCAACTCCGATGCCGGAAGGCATTGAGCAGTTTGCTCATATGCGTACACCCCTAGATGAAGCAACTCAAGCACCCAGTGATCCCTATGGATTTCCGGGAGATGGCCGTGAACTTGCACCCGGAGCGATGCAGGCTGATGAGCCACATCGACTAGGGTCATACGGCAAAGACTTTGGAGATATGATCCTAGCGGGTAAGTCCCGCGCAGGAGAGCCGCAGTTCGAGCCTGCAAAAGAGCAGGCACGGAAGATGGAGAAGTGCATCCATGACCAGTTGCTCGACACGAATGCCGTAAGTGAATTTCGCAAGGCTATCTTTGAGTCGTCCCTGTTCGGCACAGGTATTGTCAAGGGACCGTTCAACTTCTACAAGCGTGTTCACAACTGGAAGATGAACGAAGAGGGAGAGCGGGAGTACGACCCCTACGAGCGTACGGTACCTCGCATTGAACACGTATCAGTATGGGACTTTCATCCTGATCCCTCCGCCACGTCTGTAGAGGACTGCGAGTACGTCATCGAACGTCACCGCATGAATCGTCAGCAGCTTCGTAGTCTT